TCAGAAGATTTGTATTGACTGAGTTTTTCATTCTCGCAACTTCCCTCCAGGTGAAAAGAAGTGCTAGATCAATTCTCATTTTTTCTCCTTCACTAAAAGAAGCATAGGAGAAATCTTCATGAATAGGTGACTGGACGGTTTCGTTAAATTCCTCATCAAGCGTGAAGTTAATATAGAAATCCATCATCTGAAGATAACGGTTTACTTGCTGATTTATCAGCGGTAGATACTTCTTAATGATTTTGGATTTTACTCCACCGTCTTTAAGTAGACTATACGAAAAATCGTAATAGTTGATTGAGTCTTTTTTAGAAGCGAGTTCGTCGTATGTATTTCTTAAATTGTCTTTGAAGGATTCTAACTTCTCATGTTCAGAATTTCGATTTGCAAGTTGTTCGGTAATTTTTTGAATTTCAGATTCCAGACTTCTGATTTGTCTTTGGCATCCAGAAATCTTAATATTGTTTTGAGAAATACCATTAGTTAGATTTGAAATCTCCTTCGATAGAGCAGTGAATTGACGCTCTCGCTCCTCTTCCTCTTTAATTGCCTCCTCTAGTTCTTTATAACCAGATTGCAACTCCCTTGCTTTATTTTGAGCGTCTCTAATCCTATTTATTCTAAACTCCTCATCGATAGGTTGAGTGCAAGTAGGGCATACCGTATTTTCGGTGAAAAACTTATGTTCTTTAGTAATAGTAGTTACTTTTTGGGAAATTTTACCTTTTAGGTTTCCCAATTTACGAAGTTTTTCTGAATACCCAGTTAGATTATCCTGCTCTCGAATGTGCTCACGTAGTGGATCTTCCATGGAATTGTTTTCATCCATATAAATACCAACCTCATTCATTAGATTGGCAATCTTTTCCTGATTGGCATTTATATTGGCATTTCCCCTATTTTCTAACTCTTCGATAAAGTCTTGTTGCATTCTGACTTTATCATTCAGGGATTCTTTCTTTAACTCAAGAGTTTTAATTTCATCTTTAAGAATACGAATCTTTTCTTTGATAACAAAATTCATAGATGAAAAGATTTTGATGTCAAGTAGATCCTCAATGACTTCGCGGCGGTGTGCAGCAGAAAGTTGCATGAAAGGAACAAAAGTGCTTGAACCCAAAATAACAATTTGAGTGAAAGACTTATAGTTCATTTTAAGAACATTTTGCTCTAACCACTTTTGCTGATCCAATGCAGCAGACGACTGATCTAACAAAGAATCATTTCGCCAAATTTCAAACAACGCAGGTTTAATTCCGCGAACAACCTTCCATTCCGTGTTGCCAATAGAAAATTCAACTTCGACATTACAATCCTTTTCATTGACAGAATTGACAAGTTGTGGTTTATTAATTTTGCGGAAAGGTTTACCAAATAACGAAAAAGTCAAAGCATCTAAAACTGTACTTTTACCTGCGCCATTTGTACCGACAATTAAGTTGGTCTTATTTTTAGTAAAATCAACTTCAGTTTGATGTTGTCCAGTGGAAAGAAAATTACGCCATTTAATAGTTTTAAATAAAATCATGATCTAAACTTGGAGGAATGACAATATCATCGGGGGTAATAATAGTGTATTGGTATCCATGCATTTCGCAGGTTTTTACCATTACTTCATCTTCAATTTCAATTACATGCATCTCGGGAGAACCTTCTTCTTCTAACATCATAGCATATCTAACTGCATCGTCCTCTTCCTGAAAGAGATACAAAATATTCTCTCCTTCATCATCAACCACAGAGTATGCACCCTCAGTTTCTTTTCCCATGATTGTTAGAATAAACATCAAACCATCTCACATGCCTCTTGATATACTTCTTGCAATAGTTTTTGGACTATTGATTTATCAAGATTAACTTCTGCCTCCTCGATATATCTATTCAAGATAGAAAGTGTATCTTCCGATTCAAAAGCTTCAAACTCAGATGACTCTTGAATTTCAAAGTTTTCTACAATTTTAAGTTCAGCAATATTAGAGGAATATAGTTTATCAATAAACTTTTCAAACTTTTTAGTATCTGTCTTTTTGCGTACAATTACCTTTACGATCTTATTCTCATAATCTCTAGTATCAAAAGTTTGGTAGTTGGTATCCTCATAGTAAATGTTATGAAACATTTTATAGGGATTATTGATGGGTTCGTGCTCCAAGGTTTCAGTATCAAAGATAGTAAACCCACGCGGATCTCCTACATCTGTCCAATAAATCTCATAAGGATTTCCCGTATAGAATACAGTTCCATTATTAGAACGAGTGTGGTAATGACCAGAAAATACCTTGCTGAAGTTTTTAAAAATATTTGCTTCCAATCCATGTTCCATAACCAAAGAACGATTTACACGAAATCCCTGAAGTTCCAAATGACCCATGACAACTTTTGCTTTAGTCTTTTGAATCATTTTCAAAGATTGCTGTTCATTATCCATACAAATCCAAGGAAGGAGTAGAATATCCAGATTTCCCACTTTAATTTCTGTTGGAGTTGCGTATGTTTTTACGTTTGGATAGTCCTTAAGAAGAAGTTGAGGTGAGTTGGTATTATTCGTATTCTTGTAATATGAATCATGATTACCAACAATCATATGCACATCGTACTTGGAAAGGGGATCAAAAACAACTCTCTTTGCCCATTCTAGACTCTGATAGTCAATTGATTTCCGACTATCAAAGGCATCTCCCATGTGAATAACTGTTTTAATCCCATACTGTTCCAGTGTTGGGAAAAAAACATTTTTATAGAAGAGTTCAAAATAATCATGAAATAGTTTTGAACCTTTACGAGCACCATAATGGGTGTCGTTAATCAAAGCAATACGCATCAGTACCTAAGCTTCGCGTGAATATTATCCTTGATACTATTGTAATCGCTATAGTTAGATCCGTCAAGTGAATTATCATCGAATACTTCTGAGTATCCAGAACGCTCAAGGATTTTATTCTTAATCTCTAGTTGACGCTTCTCTCTTTGAATGCGGCGAAGGAATGCGTAATGAATGATTTGAGTGAAATATGCAAAGGGATTCTGAGACTTCTCTGGATTGAAATTATGAATGTATTGAACACAATTTTCAATACCATCAGAAATCATATCTTCCTTGAACATATAGTTCACGAAGTTTGGTTTAAATGATAGATGATTTGCGATCTTCAGGAAACACTCACCAATGTAGCGAGGAATGGGTGGTTTTGGTTTTCCTTGAATCTCTGCGATTTCTTTATCTTCACGATACTTAATTAGAGCAGCGAGAAACTCTTTGTTGTTGACGTAATGCTCTGACCTTTTTCTTTTGGTCATAATGGTTGTCGTTATCATAAGATTTTATCATTATTATCTAGGTATAATAACACAAATTCAAATAGTTGACAAGGTACTTAAAAATCCGTATAATTACCTTTGTCGGGGTTGATAAGTTATATCTTAGCTATTTTTATAGAGTTTCTCTAATAACTCTTTAGCATCATTGACATTTGCGATATACCCCATTCTACGATTTAATTTGGGTTGATTATTTTTTTCTTTGTTTGACTGCCTTACAAAATTTTGATACATGACGATCATTTCTATGTCCGACGATTCGGTCATAGTTACTATGTCTTCTAAATTAATAATAAACATATCTTCGCTGGTTGTTTTTAACCAGGGTTCTATTTTATATCCAATTACTCCTCTTTTAATTATAATTTGATTTACAATTATTGGATTAGTAACAATCAGTAAAGTTCTATCGCTTTCTTCTGAGGCAGCTACTTTAGCAAATATTTCCTCTCCGGTTTTTAATTTAACTGTTGCATAAAAGTCGTCTTCAATTCCCATTTTTCTTAATTTGTATAGTGGTTATTTCATAATTAAAGTTTTCTTCGTTATAAATTTTTATTCTTTCTATAAGATGATTTAAAGTATAATTTTTTCTTGAGTTGTGGGTGCTATCATCGGCAATATCATAAAGGGTTGCTTTTACTTTATTTTTGCCTTTTCTAAGAACTCTTCCAATTGATTGAAGATTTCGAATTCTTGATTTACTAGGGGAAGCAAAGATAACGTTATGTAGATTTCTAATATTAATACCAGTAGAAAAAGTCCCGTAAGAAGCAACGATGATTGCATTATTCTCTCTCTCCGTAATTTCTCTAACCAGTTCTCTTTCTTCAGTATCAACACCACCATGAATGAAAAATACTTTACGATCACCTCGCTTATTAGTATTTATCTTTTCATATAGTATTGCCCCATGTGATTCGACACGGGAAAACAATACCAAAGTATTTCCTTTTAGATCTAAAGAAAGATTTGTAATAAATTTATTTCTCTGTTCATGGGAGATGAGATATTGAATCTCATCTTCGTATGTTTCAAACTTTTGTGGTGGATGTTTGAGAACAATACACTGAATATCCAACTGAGAAAGATGTCCCTGTTTCATCAATTCGTCGGTTTTGGTTACTTTATAAGATGGACCAAATAATCCTTCCAAAACCCATTTGTGCGTTTGAGTTCCATCAAGAGTTCCAGTGAATCCAAAACGATACTTTGCATGATGAAGTTTTGTCATTATTTCAATTAATGACTTGCTTTTGAATAAATGAGCTTCATCTCCTATAATTACATTATATTCTTCAAAGAATGAACGCTCCAACTTATATACAGATTGCCAAGTAGTAATCGTGACAGGATATTCATTTGTCTTTTCTCTACCCGAATAGATTCTGTGGCAATATGACTCAGCATCCCAACCATAATCCTGAAAATCCTTATACATCTGCTCTACTAGCGATGTCGTTGGAACAACTAAGAGAATTTTTTGTCCTTTATCTACATAATATCTCACAATTGAATAAATCATCAGAGATTTGCCTGAGGCAGTTGGTGATATCAGCAGTTTTCTGTTGTGTTTTAGAGCATCATATACTCCCTCAATTTGATACTGACGGGGAGAATGGGTGCATATAGATGCCATATAATCTTTGACACCTTCATATGAGATATTTTCATTTATCTCAAAGGGTTGTCCATAGAATTTATTTTCTTTGAACTGATATCGGTAGTTGTGTAAAGAAAGTTTGTCGATTATTTTATCCAATAATCCAACATAAATTTCTCCAGTATGAGTGCTTAATAGTCTGATCTTTCCGTCCCAGTGCCTGCTTCTATACTGGGACATGAATTTTGCAGACTCAACCTCAAATGTAAAATAAGGTTGAAGTTCATATAAAATGTGTGGGTCGCAATTAAGTTTTAAAAAAACTTCATTCTTTTTTTCAATAACTACTTCACTCATAGCATAATTGTTGCTATGACTATTTATTTACCCTAGACCAGATTGAAATCTCATAAACTCCAATGAGTTTTTAATTTGATATGTTCTGTTTTGAATCATTTTTAAAATACTCTCAATATAAACCAGCATAGTATCATAGTAATCTATCTTCAGGCACACTGTAGATAGTTTTGCATCAGCATCAAGATATTTTTGCATGGTTTCTTTATCTCTGATTTTTTTGGGGAATGGATTTTCTATATAAACATCTGGATCTGCTTTCCCCGAATAATACTCATATCTCTCGTGGCGAATATTTCTTTTTTGTTGTTCTGCTTTTTTCCTTAGTAGGAAAATGGTATTATATAAATCAAAATATTTTGCGTGAAGAATTGGGATATTTAAAGATTCGGTGTGTAGATTATCAATGTCCATCTTCGAATCTTGCTCCCACATTTTTTGAATTGTATCTAAATCAAAACTCATAAAGGATTGCCAGCAAGATCTACTATATTATAGATAGTATACTTGAAACTTACGTCTGCTGTAAAGTACTGGATATCTGTATCGGTAGCATCAAATGTCATTGTAGACAATGAATATGGAAATAGGTCTTTAAATGATATTTGAAAATTTGGTATTTGGCTGCTAGTTAATACTTGTAGTGTTCCGTCTGAATAAATGTTTTGGCGATCGTTTAAATAATTTCCTTGAACTAGACCAGATTCTTCTAAATCGGAAAATTGACTCAAACGTTCGGGGAATCCGAGACCGCGAATCCAATTTTGAATCTCCATATAATTTTCTAGATTCTCATCTACCAAAAATCTCAAATTCAAATCTCCAAACTCAATAATATCACCTGGCGTCGGTAACATTTTTGTGTAGGATGGTTGATCAACTACACCAAGATTTAGATCTGGAATATTTGCTTGATTGCAGAAAAAACCTACTTTTGGTGTTCTCGTTAATGTGAATTTAAATCCAGTAGGAGATAAAAAATTTCTATTATCAACCTGTGCTCTTGTCATCTCTTTTTTTAAATATTTAGATAAAAAAAGAGGATCCCGAAGGATCCTCTAGAAAAGTTATGTGAAATGGATCACATGAGGTTCTTAACAGCAACACGTCTGTAGTAACGGTTTGCATTAAGAGTGAGGTTTCCAAGACCCTGGTTAAGACCTTCAGCGAATGGGTTAGCAACAAGACCATAACGAGTCTTGAATCCGATCTTGGGCTGGAAGCTGTTCTCACCAACGGCACGTACCATTTGGAGAGGAACATATGGGCAATAGAAGAGTCCAGCGTCATAAGGTGAAGAACCCTTATAACCGACAACATAATACTGGTTGCCAGGTGAAGCATTACCTGCGGTCAGGTTAGCAGCATATGGGTCAATGTAGACACGGAATTTGCCCATCAGAGTACCAGCAAAGGTGTTGCCGGTGTCATCAACAGTTAGGTTAGCATTAAGTGCTGGGGTGTAATCCAGAACGCCAGCCATGGTTAGAGCGGAAGCAACGTCTGCAGAGCAGAGGATGATGTTGCCCTTTCCACGACGAGTTCTCTGAGCGATAGCGTTAGCATCTCTCTCGATCTGGAAGAGTAGACCCTTGAACTTCTCAACTGACCAACGACCGTTGGAGTCAACGTCTAGGTCGAAGATACCTGCAGTAGCGGTGTTCTGAACAGCGCCTTGCTCAGCAACCTTATAGATGGTTCTGATAACTTCGCGGTTGATCTCAGCAAGAATCTCAGTTGAGAGAATGTTTGCGAGTTCCGCTTCAGCATTCAGACCGTGGATTGCCTTAAGGTCCTGAGCGAGTTCTAGTGAATACTCAGCCTTCAGAGCGCGTGACTTTGCAGTAACAGTGACTTTCTCGATCGAGAATGCCATCTGGTTGAATGCATCTGCACCAGTACCATCAAGATTCTCAGCAGAATCTGTACGAAGACCTTGACCTACATTGTATGGTGAAGGGTTGGTTGTTGCGGTTCCAACTGGGTTTAGAACAGATGGGTTTGATCCAGATTGTGCAGTAGTACCGAAACCAACTGCGGTATCGGAGAAACCTGCGTTGTCGTCACGTCCGAATGGTTGACCGGAGAATGCAGAATCTACCTCATTGTAGAATGTTTCTGCGCCAGACTGACTCTGGTAACGTGAACGCATTGCGAAGATGAGTCCAGTAGGACCACTCATTGGTTGAACGCCTGCAATATCATAGGCGATCAGGTTAGGCATTGAACGTCTGATCAGTGAAATCAGAACGGGATCAAAACCTGCGGTAGGACCGCCAGCAGCAGCACCACCACCGAAACCAGCGCCACTAGCGGAGCTACCGGTACTCATGGTTGGTGCTTCCGTCAGGAATGATCCTGACTGCTCAAAAGAAGACTGCTCACGAAGGAATTTTTCTTGGTTTTCGAGCAGGACAGCGGTTACAGCTCTACGATGTGAATCTCTGATAGGGTCAAGACCCTGATAGTCGAGTAGAGGTGCCCACTTTTCCTGCAATTGCTCGGAATGGAACATTTGCTTTTACCTTTTTACTAAGTGTTTGTTTTTTGGGTTTGAATTATATTAAATTCAATTATTTGCTGAACGCCGAAAGAGTCTTCAGGTAAGTAGCCATTGATCCAGAAATTGATTCTGGTGAACTATCTACACCTTCTGATAGACTTTCAGTTCTTGCTTTTGGAGAAACAGCTCTTGAAGGGAAATATGATTCTCTTAGAGTCTCCAGTTTTTCACGATATTCTTCTTCACTTTCAAACTCAACACTTTCGGCAAGTGAAGCGAGCTTGTCTTTCTGAGTGGCAGCAAGGCCCTCAGCGACTTTTTCAAAGATTCCATCAGCAACCGACTCTGCGAGACGCTTGTTAAGGGAAACGTTCTTCTCAATTTGCTCGTTGAGTTTTGTCTCCATTTCATCAAGTTTTTCTACCATGCTCTCAAGCACATCATATTTATCTTCAGGGATTGATACATAATGT